GTTTTTACCTTTGATTCTTTTCCATTCATAATACCACTTCATGGTCATGTAACCAAGAGTTACTAAACCTACAAGAATAGACACTACTGTAGACACCTGTTGCAGGGTAATACTTGATAACAATCCAAGCATACCTATCATAGCTTTGTAGTCCATTATCTCATCTATGTTTATCATTTTGCTTTATGGCTTAAAAAAAGGGGGAGCCGTTGTCAAAAATGACAACATTTCCCCCAATTTTGTTGTTAGCGTGTAGCTTACGCTTTAGCTACGTTACCACGAATGTAACGACCACCTAGATCTGGTCTGAATACTTTAGTTCCGTAAAGAACTTCGATAAGTATGTCAGCACCTGACTTGGTTTCTTCTACAGTCAATGTGTAGTTCACGTTGTTAGAAGGCTCAAAACCAGCGGCTCTACGCACGCCTGAACCTGAACCGCTATCTACTGAAGGCATAACCGCAGTAACTAGGGCAAGGGCAGAAGGATCGTAGAAGAACTGCTCACGACCAGTGTCACCTGAAGCAATATCAACTGGGTTGATAGTAGCGTTATTGGCGAGCGCTTTTCGTAATGGCTCTTTAATGGTTAATACAGTACCAGTTTGACTTTCTACAGTGTAGAAGTCATCCGTACCCTTAGCAGAACCGAAAGTAACAATGTCACCCTCAGCTAGAGATACAGTTGCTGCAGAACCACTACCGTTGTCGATAGTTAATGCAGTTTGGCCAATAGCTTCTGTGGCTGCAAGAACAGCGTCAGTTACTGTAGCTGGTGTGTGGTCACTTCCCTCATTGTCGATAAAGAAGTCAAAACCATACGCACGACCCATAGCTCCACCTAACTGAATACCTGAGTCTCCACGAGTATTAGCTTGTTGGAATAGGCTTAGTGTAGTCAAGTCTTTCTCAGCGAAAGGATCAATAACCATCATCATGTTGTCAGATACAAACTTACGAGCAGCCATGATTCTTCGTGCTTCAGCAAGGTCATTAGCATCTAACACAGTAGAGTCAGTGTTATTATCAGCAAAAGCTACTTCAAAAGCCTTACGTGCTTCTGCTTTTACGTCAGCATTAATCTGAGTAATAAGCTGGTGTAGTCTTGGTACAAAGTGCTGCTGCACTAAGTCAGGAAGTGCAAATTTCTGGTCAGCTTTGTCTATGCTGAACCCAGCGTAATAATGCTTGTTGATTACTAGTTGTTCCTCGCTAGCATTAGGAGTTCCTAGAGAGTAGCTTCCTGAGTATGCACTAGGAGAACCACTAGGTTTTACTGCACGAGTAATGCTTACAGTCTTGTTACGAGCTGCAACAAGACCTTCGATGGATGCACCAGCTACATTAGTAACGGCTTTAGATACCATTGGTCGGTCTGGATATTGGTTGGCTAGTGCAACCTCAACAAACGCCTCTGGCTCATAGATGGAAAAATTACTATTAATTGCCATGTCTTTATAAAAGTTAAATTAAATGTTAGATTATATTTAGCCTTTGGGTCGCTATGACCAGAACATGACAATTAAGGTTTTGCCTAACCATAAGGTGGATTTACGCTTGTTCAGCCCAACCGCCTGCGGCTCTGGAAGCACCGAATAGCTCCTCAGCCTTAGCACGATCCGCTGGATTAGTCGAGCGTACAAGTTTTTGAAACTCTGCTCGGCTAGGTCTTTCACTAGAAGGAGTACCACCAGTTGCTCCGCCAGCGCCCACTTTCTTGGGCTTTGCAAATTGTTTAGCAAACTCTACTAGAGAGTTCCCTACCGATTTTCTATTGCCTTGAGCATCTAAATCAGGTACACCACCTTTGGTAGCATAAAACTGACCGTTGCTCTCCTCAATTTCATATTCGTTGTAGAACAGTTGTTCTATATAATCTTTTCTGAGCGTCAGATCGTTGTCTTGCTCTAAAGCGCTAAAAGCAGAATTAAACTCAGAGCCTATGCGGCTCTCCATTTGATTCAGTGCTAATTGCTCTTTGGCTGCCTCTGCTTGCTCTTGGTATTGTTGCAACAGTTCTCGCAACTTATCTGCTTCACCCTTATCCTCTTGCACAGGTTGCATTTTATTTGACAATAAAGAGAACGCATCATCGAGAGTATTGACATCATCACCTAATAGTTCAGAGAATTTATTTATTACGTCACGTTCGACTTTGCCCTTACCTTCATTGTAAGCGCCCCTAAAGAACTTGTCTTTATCGAACTCTGGTTGCTGTTGTTGTTCGTTTTGAGAAGTTGTCTCTTCTGTTGTTGACTCAGGAGCGTCAACGGACTCTATGTTTTCTTCACTCATAATGTTTATAAGTTAGTTATTGCTCGCTATTTAAATCAATACCAAGTTCTGCTTGGCGTTGAAGTTCTTCTTGTGGTAATATATCAATAAGATTTTTAAGATCACTACTAGTTTTTGGAATACCAAAATCATCAAAGTGTTGCATGACGCTTATTATGTCTTCTTGAGGCATAGATCGCTTTCTCATATATTCCGCAGTTAGTTTCTTGAGTAGCGGTAGAGGCAATACGTGATATTGCATACCTTCTGTAATGTCTGAGAATATTTCGGAAGCACTAGACAAGTCATAATGCTTAGAATAAGTAACGTGATAATCCATTGGGTCTTCATCACGAACCTTAGCCATTCTTTTAAGGACTTGCATTTCTACCATCTCCATGTCCATAGCCGTAGACGCTAACAAACCCTGTTCCTCTACGTTATCAAACCTCTTAGCAGAACCAGATACGTTACTCTTAACAATGGATTTGTCTCGAACCTGAGCCATAGAGAAAATAAGAGACATTAAGTCCCCAAATATTACATCCCTGAGGTGCTGGAGTCCAGACATATCCGCTTGATATAACATATTGTTAGGAATCGTTTGCTCATCAGGAATGATAATAGCCATACCTACGCCCTCCTTGATAGTACGAGAGTCATATTGATCGTCATCAGCGACACCAGCTAGAGACCGAACTATAGAGTCTGTAAGCACAGGAATAGGGTGACCAAACAGCTCAGAACCTTTCTTGAGGTCATAAAAAAGCTCTGAGGCTGCAAGGTACATTCCCTTCAAGGAGTATCTACGAGGCTTGCCAACAATAAACGAACTGTTAGCATCGGTCTGACCTTTTAACAAGGTAGCTGGCACTTCACCAAACGGATTAGGTATTTCTAATGTCTTTTTCTTAAGTCCGTTTTCTTCTATATATACACAAATGTATTCAGGAGTATAAGCAGTCCACTTATGCTTCTTAACATTTTGTATGTCATAATACATCTGTCTGGTAACTAGTAGCGTTAGTATACCCTGCTTAACCTCAAAGTTCCATATCTCGTGCGGTCTAACGACAAAGTTATAAGGAACGACATTTCCGTTATTGTCGGTTACAGGGTTTCCGTCACCATCCATCATTAGGTCGGTAACTACCGCCCCAAAACCTAATACTTCTTTTACAAAGAGAACCTTATCTCTATAGAACTCAGTAATGGAGCAACCTGCATCATCAAAGTTGGATTCTTTGTACATCCAAAACTCTTTGTTTTCAGGATAACTTCTGTTAACGTTGTTCTCGTCATATATCCTTTGTTGAGCGGAAAAAAACTTCTGCTCTAACGGAAACAGTTTCATACGATCAAGTCTTTCCCTGTACTCGTCATCACTCTCAATAGTGGACTGAGCAATAATGTAGGACTTGTCAGAAAATACGGTACTGGATATAGCTGTATATTCATCGTACTCCGCCTGAAACCAACTATTCATGATTTTAGCCCTGTCTAACACCACACTATAGTATGGGTGACGGCTTTCTTTCATTACGATATCTTCAACGACATCCTTTGGTACAGAGTAGAGTTTAGATGAATCAATCATAATTATTTCATTAAGTCCATTAACAAGTTAACTAACGTTCCTGAACCTAACCCAGCCCCAGTAGCCCAAGCAATTATTTTTTGTTTGAACTTTACAAGTTCTTCAATTTGCTTCTCGTTATTTTCGACTTTATACACGAGACCTTCCTTGTTGAACTCGTTGCCTAACAGTGCTTCTTTCATATCTTGAATGTCTTTGGTTATTAACTCAATGACGGAATGTAACTGTTTTACTTCGAATTTTAAATCTTTATTGAGCTGTTCTTGTGTAATTGCCATTAGATGATTACCATTTTTTGCATGACCAGTAACGTGCGCTAAATTTATCTTTTGCTGTGGAACAACGATGTCTAGCTCGGAACGATTTCCTGCGAGCAGGTTCGTTTTTTCGTATGGGCATATTGGGATCACCGTAATGGACAACCTTAATCTTGTTGCCTTTCTTGGCTAAAACTACAAACTTTTTATCATCTCTCCAACTATTGCGAGGCTTGTTGAAGCCAGAGTACGTGTTACCCCTATATTTGATACGACCACTGCTAAGTCTAGTTACTCCTTTCATGGCGACAAAATACTTACTATTTATGTTTTGATTCAATACCAAATTAAAGTATTGAATTTTACGTAATTCAGCCATAAGTTTGACGTAATTACTAATAATACTGACGAATAGTTATAACTATTGGTCATTATACTATTCAAATGGCAAACGAACCAGCAAAACCAGCACTATACAGCCGAGTTAAGGCTGCAGCTAAACGAAAGTTTAAGATATTTCCTAGCGCATACGCTTCTGCGTGGATTGTCAAGGAATATAAAAAAAGGGGCGGAACCTACAAGGGTAAAAAATCTGGTAAGACAGGTGTAGCTAGATGGATGAAAGAAAAATGGACTACTCAAGACGGTTCACCTTGTGGATCAGCTAAATTCAAGGGCGTAAAGAAATGTCGACCTACTGTGCGTGTTTCATCCAAAACACCTGTTACTTGGAAAGAACTAAGAGCAAAAGGCAAGGCCTCTGAGGCTGTACGTGAGAAGAAACGTGTTGGTATGGGCAAACGCACTAAAGCCATAAAAAGAGACTAGCGCAGCACATACATTGGGGCATTATTGCCTCGCTCATTACGCCAAATTGCATAATCTGTCGCATCTGACATATGTCCTCTGTCACCATTGTCAATTTTTATCCCTTTATCGTTCACAATAGAGTACATATAGTCTTTTATGACGTGTTCGCACCTTGTATTGACCAATAAACGTCTTTCTCCGTTTTTGCCAGCATAAATTACGTTGTTTACCTTGTCCACACGCACTTTTCGCTTTGGATTTTGAATGTCTAGCTCGTTTTTGTACGAAATGTCGTGTTCATCAAACACTTCACGCACATAATCCCAGTCATTTTTACCTACACGACCATAATTACCACTTTTTTGATTAGAAGTATTGTCTCCAGCCAATAAAACCTTCGAAATACCCCATTTATTGAGTAATTCTACTGTTTTTAGGGCTTGCTCAGTGGTTAACGCCTCTCTAGAGAAGATTTCATCGAAAATTATGTACTTTTTGAGTCCGTTACGAGACTTTTTAACTTGGAGTAAAGCCCAACAATGAGGAGACCTGTTGAAATCAGCGCACAACCAAACAGGACTGCTGCTATCGTAATCGAGAGCCGTAAGATTACCATCAGGGTAGTGATTATATCCGTCAAAGTGTTTGTAAGCCTTTTTAGTCGGGTCATCTGTCTCCTCGCTCATTTCATATCCAAGTTTATACGACAGAAAGTCCATCGCTTCCTCTTGGAACAAACGTTGTTTACTGTGGTTGGTTTCCCATAGGGGTATTTCCCAAGTCTTATCAGCTTCTCTCATATACTAAATATAGATATAAACGCACTCTCAGAATCAACAAAAAAAATGGGGACACCCATTTCGGCACCCTCCTCTACTATAGATAATGCACCTGAACGGTGTTCGTGTAATGTTTTAAGGTCGTAAGTGAGTATGCCCCATCCATTTTTAATGCAATCATGAAATAAAGGGTCAAACTTCTTAGAGGAGGCTCCTTTCTCAATTATTTCCCAAGACTGTTTCATGACTTTAGCATCAAGCATACGTACAAAAGAGTTAATCTTGTTCTTAACTGAGTTTATTTGTTTCTGTTCAACATCCGTTGTGAATCTAGCGTATATCACTACTTTAGGTTGTTCCATTCCTCTACTTTGTATCCAGTCTTATCTTCCTTTACCGATATTTGCAGTACGTTAAAGATGCCCGACTTCATAAGCCGACTATTGGCATCATTAGGATGATAAGGCGTACACACGCTCAAAACAATACCTTTATCGTGAACACGTTTGATCCATGTGTTAGATACTTTGTTCCATACGGTTTCCCTACGAGCCGTAGATATTCTGTCCTCGTCATTACACACATCATCAAGAATCAATACACCAGCTCGCTGACCTGTAGTTTGAGTCAATACTGCATACGCCTCATAGGTAGGGTTACCTGTTCTATTACGACTCTTCACTATTATCCTTTGAGTTGATCCAGTATCAGTTCTATCAAACTCAACAGCATTAAAATTATTCTCTTTGCACCAGTATCGGTACATATCACTCATAAACAATGCCCTAAGAGACAATATTCTCTTGGCAGAAATGCCACCATCAGCGGACACAATCAAGGTCTCAAGTTCATGCTTTCTCGTGGTCATATAGGCTGATAGACCAATAGCTACTTGTTGCGACTTGCCAGTATTATAAGGCGCACGAATCAATCCATTCAGACGAGCGTTCTTAGACGATGAATCCTGCTCCCAGTCATAAATCCCCTGCTGCATAGCTAGATGTATATCTGCCTGCGTAAGTTTTGCACCATCTTGATCTGCCAAACAATTCTCAATAAAAGAGTTTCGTAAATCAATAGAATCTGGGGGCGGTTCATGACCCACAATATTGACAAGTAAATCAGACCAATTAGTTTTTTGGCTCATATGCTTTCTTACATAACTTGCACTGTTCTTTGCACTTTCTGCCATGCGCAATTCTC